CTACCGCTCTTTTTGCATTACCGCTCTTTTTATTTTATCTACCCTTTTTTGCCGCTCTGAAAAATACTGCTCTTCTGCGTTTCTTCTTGCTTTTACTGCGTCTTCTAATTTTTTAAATGTTCCGAGATGGATTTGTTTTCGGTCAACAGTAATATACGCCCGATATTTATCGCTCCATTTCGATACTCCGGTTATTCCTGTCCTGGAGTTTCTATTTTTCCGCCGGCCAAAACCGGCATACGCTACAGATAGCCCATGTTTTTGCACTTCGCGCGATATTTTTTGTCCCAGTTCGCGCCCTTCTTTTTGTTCTTTTATCTGATGATCGCTGCGACGGCAGCCGCAAGATAAAGATCTGCCGTTTTTTAAAATATTGTGCTTTATAACTCTTTCCGTGCCGCAAATACAACGGCAGCGGAATTTATCGCCGCCGTTGCTTAGTATCGTCCAGTAACCGACGTTATCACCGGGCTTCAAATTGTATTCTTTTTGACTGCGGTGTTTCCGGCATCCGCATGATTTTGACTTACCCCGTCTTAGTGTGGATCTGCTCACCCACTTTTCATTGCCGCAAACGCAGCGGCATAAAAGATGGTATCGATGTTCCGGAGGCGGATTAATGTTAATTATTGTCCAGCAGTTAATCTTATCCCCGACTTTCATTTCTTTCATCTCCATATTTTACTATTTCGCCAATATCAGAAGTGCGTCATCCACATCTAATTCCATTTCATCGTATATATAATTGCCGATGAAAAGCTTTCGGTAATTATCTTTCGTAGATTCGATATTCCCGTCATTATACGCATATGCAGTAAATAGATAGTTCTTTTTTTCTTCTTTAACTTTTACTGTAAATGTATCAATTCCAGTGTTTATTACGCCGAATAATCCCTCTTTAGAATCAAGTCCTTTTTTTACTGCAAGAATAATGCTGCCTTTTAAATTTATCAGCAGCCGCCCAATATCAAGTTGTTTACTATAATTTTCATTGATATCATGGTAATATTTCTTGCCGTTTAGAGTTAAATTCGGTATGTGATTTCGCATAAAAATATCATAAGCTTTTTTACCGCTCGCATGATATTCTTTCGTCGCTTCTTTATGCCAGATTAAATATAACTCCGACTCTTCCATTTCGTCATAAGCCGGCATTTCTACGGCTATATATCTATTTAATTCTTTGTCGTTCTTTCGCAGTTCCACAATATCTTTATATATCTGCGATAAACTCCATCTCGGATACGTTTTTACAATATGCTTTTCTTTTAAAATTGCTGCTATAATGTGTTTCATTTTTTATCACCTGTCTACTTCCCATCCTAAATTGAATAAGTCGATGTCCGATATATCTTCTTTTGCTTTGACTACCCCAATTTTGTTAAAGCTATATCCGTTTAGTTTATAAACAGTATAGCCGTCGGCTATTCTTTTGAATCGGTATGTCTCTCCGCGGCTCGATAAGTCGCGGATTCCATCAAACACACTCAGGTCTTTTACGTTCTTTTGCTCTTCCTTTTTTATATACTCTTCCATAAATGCATTTAATGTTCTATTTGCCGTGCTTCCATTCTTCTTGCACAGCTCTTTGAATCTGTCTCGAATTTCAGCTGTGGTGCGTAGATTTAGACTTACGCTTTCGTGCTTTTCCGCTTTTTTTATTATTTTTTCTGTTTTCATTTTTAAGCGTCTCCTGTTCTTATTCAATAAAATCTACTGATTATCAAACTCACAGCAAGTAAATACACCGTTTTGTAGTAAACTGTAATTCTCAATCGGGTCTTCCCGCATAATTACAAGTCTGTAATCCGGAAGCTCCTTTTTTGCATTTTTTGCTGCTATTATTATTTCGTTTGTCTTCATCCCCTTTATTCCCGCTGCTTTTACAACGTCGGAGATTTTAACAGTTTTTAACACTTCCCCCGCCGCGATTAGCGCAAAGCGGAGTTTCTGAATATCTGTCAACCCCTCCCACGTCCGTCTTTTCCCCTGGACTCTATATACCCCTTCTTCTAATTTTTTTACGTTTTTATATATTATTTCCGCATCAGTATACATTTTTTATCCTCCTTTATTAAAAACTTTGTTTATGATTTTTCAGGATGCAGTGTTCTTTTAGCCCCAATCTTCTTCTCCGATATTTTTTATTAACTCTTTTCTGTAGGCGGCAGCTTCTTTAATCATATCTATTATTTCTTTCGGTGTATTTTCCGGAAGGCCGATCGCCGGAATTTTTCTACAAAGTTCATCTGGATCGAGCGGATACGCATTGAAGTATACATATCCGCTATCGCGATCGCGATAGTCAATGTCAAGTGGATCCCACATGTCGTTAATCAGATATTTTCTATCCGCCACAGTTATTACGTACTGCCCTGGCTTGCCAATTATTTTCCCATAGTTGTTCGATTCTATTGTAATTTCTTCTTCGAGTTCTTCTATTGTTGTCACATTTCGGAGCTCTCTGTCTTTTTCAAGCATCTTTATTTCATCGTGAATTTCTATTTCACGAGATACTTTTTTTAATAAATCCATGAGCAGTTTTTTCCCATCTTCTACATATTCGCATCCGAATTTCTCGGCGTTTTCTTTTATAGTTGTATACTGTACACCGATAATTTTCAGTTCTGCCACACTGTCATCCGTGTTAACTTCCGGAAGATAAGATTCTTCCGGGATATCGTTAACATCTTCAATATCTCCATAATAATATTTATCTCTCCGACCGACATTTACATTTAACCGACGTCTTTCACCATCGACCAAAATGTCGGACATTTTTCTTTCCCAGAAGCGTATTTTTCTTGTCTGTTCCCATGTCGGGATCATCTCCATGTTGTCCGGGATTTCTACAACTATGCAGTCGAAATCACTGCTACCGGGTACGAAGAACGTGAAACGTATATCGTTCCCCCGTACTTCTTCGTGAATTTCCTCGTTATACGCACGAAATTCGATGTACGATCTGTACATAATGTGTTTCATTTTGTTTTCCTCCCTATTCTTACTTGTGCGCCCATGCACACACAAAGTTAACCGGTATATGCCGGCAGCGGTATACCGCCCACTCTTCCGGCTCCCACGGATTAATTGGTCGCACAGAGTTTGCCGTCTCTACGGCTCCCTCTGGAGTTGTAGAGAGTACAAACATCTCGCTGTTTGCCCTTCCATCCGGAAGGACGGTAACGGCACCATATAAGTGCCATCTATTTCTCCGCATTGCGGAGATAATTTCATTTCTTTTATACTGTGCTTTTGCCATTTTCTTTCTCCTTTTCTGTCGGATTTCCAGCAACTCTCTTTTGTTGTTTATATTATAGCACGCTCATTTTGCGCGCGCAACCATTTTATTATAAATTATCTTTATACCACGCAATAAAAAAGAGGGCGGTTTCCCGCCCCGTTTCGTAGATACCGGATCACCTCCGGGAGATTGCCGCTCCCACGGCTACAACTGTTGCCGCTATCCATATATTCCGTTGTCGCGTTTTAATTTTGATTTTCCGTTCCGCCTCGCGCTCGTACTCTTTCAAGTATTGATTTGCTTTCTCTAATGAGTTCTGCGTCCGTTCGTTCAATTCTTGAGATTTCCTGATTTGCTCGTTCGCTATTTTCAATTGCTCTTGAGCCTCGCTCAGCTGCTTCGCCTGCTGTATCAGCAGCTTGTCTTTCTTCTCGCTGTCTATCTTGAGCTGATTCAAGCTCGTTTCTAATGTCGTTAGATCCGTTTCGGAGATCGTGTACTGTACTTCTGCCTGCGCATGCGAACCAGATAACAATGGCGATAACCACAATGAAAGCAAGACCGCCGATAAAATAAGCCCTTTTCTGATTTTCCACATTTATACCTCCACATTTTTTACACAAACATTTTCCCACTTTTTATATGCATCAAGATATGTTTCTTTTTTGTCACCATTGTATGTGACTTCGTAGTACATTCCATCGGATATTGTCGTGCTTATCAACGCTTTCCAGTTCTGCAATGTTTTACTAAACCATACGATAAAAACTTCACTTTCTGTCAATTTTTTATTGTCCGTTTTTTCTACATGTTCATTGTAGTAATCGATAACAATCTGTTTTGCTTTTTCCTGATAGTTCATTTTTCATACCCCGTTCTCTAAATACCACTGCGCTTTTCCGCGGAGAATATCTCCGCCGGACATCCACTCTTCTCCTGCGTGTAAGATCGTCAAATCAGATCTTTCACATCCGTTTTCCGGTCCATACGGTTCGTGATAATACTCACCGTCCATGTTATCTGCAGCCTCGGCATGCGTCATTACATGCTGTATATCTACAGGCATCTCCATCACGTCACAGACGACTGCGATGACCTGCGCCAGACATTCGATCTGCGCGTCGGTCGGTGGACAATCTCCTAATTCTACATCTTCATGTGACCATGCTGTATATCCGCGGCAACAATCCAGAGTGATTGCGATAGATCCTGTGTTTCGCCGGTATGTCGCTTCCGGCGTCATATATAACGGTAATGTGTTAATTATTGTCCCGTCTCCGCGGATACATATGTGATAATCATCACTGTCTGTGTTGTAATCTCCGCCAGTCCAGTGACAATACGCTTTTACATCACGCCCCAGCCCGCGTGCCTTGTCTTGTATGATTTCTTTTGCGTCTAAAAGCGCTGCTTTGAATTCTTGCAGTGTCATGATTACCTCCATCTAAAAAACCGCCATCTAGCGGTTATTTCTTGAGCTTTGCAAATATATTGTTATCAAGTAATGTGATTAGCTTGTCTATATGATGATTTCCTGCATCTCTCAAGTTCTCACAAATCGACAGTATCTCGTTGTAACAAATATATCCGAACATAAATTTAAGCACTGGCCATGACAGCGGGATTTCTATCGCTGATAAAACAGTATCAATCTGCGAAGCGGTGAGAATTAAAATTGTGAAGAGAATAAACTTTGTCAGAAACCCCCACAGCATGATTTTAGATTTTAGCCTCTTCGCGCTGAACGCGAGAATAATGCCATATAACTTCTCCCGTGTCGTCAAATAATCGGGATCCATCCCTTTATCTACTAAGTACTGATACCCAATGGCAAGCCAGCGTGTACTGATGTCGATGATAATCAGCCAGAAGTACGCATTGAGCACTACGCCGTATGAGCTGTTGATAAACGATAGAATGTACATAAGCACAACGCTTACGACTGTCTTTGATTCCCATTTGTCTAAGAGATTGAGAGAAGTTCGGCAGAAGTATTCGGCAAAGTCTATCAAGTCTAAGACAAAAACGCATGTAACAAATCCGCCCCACAGATACGGTGGTTTGCCGTACTTTTTTATTTTTCTTTTGAGATTTTGAAAGAATGTCATTTTCGGTCTCCTGCTATGTTGTTAAATCCGCTTCCGTTTCATGCTCGTTTATCTCACTCGACCATCTGATTGTAATACTATCTGTCATTAAAAACTGTGTTCCATAAACTTTATCGCTTTCACTTTCTATAAACCACCCGTAATCCCACGGATGCATATGAAAAAACTCAATACTAAGAGTTGATCCGGGCGTTACTTTGACATATTTCATTTCGGGTTTCATTTCGGAACCGGCTGTTATTTCAATGACTGTAACTCTTTCCGGTACAATAAATTCTGAATTTCCTTTAACTTCAACGCTGCCTGCAAGCGCTTCTGCTGCAATTTCCTTCTGCACATAATATTTTTTACCGTCAACGCCGCTAAATGTGTACATGTGCGTGTCAACAACATCTCCGACTTTTGCGTAATGCGGCACACCGTCAATGTTAATTTTTAAGTAATTGTCTCCGACTTTAGATTTATCCGTCGTTAATTCTGCAAGTTCTTCTTCCCCGTTTGGCCTGATAATTTTAAATTTATCCATCATTCCACTCCTATCTTTGCGCCATTCGGCAATTTAATCATATTTCCATCAAAAATTTCTGTCTTCTTCACATACTGCGATAGATCTGCGGCAGGTCCCGGCGGACCCTGTATCCCCGTATTTCCTTTTTCCCCTTTCTCGCCTTTCGGAATTGAAAAATTAAACACTGCTGCGTTGGCCGTTCCGGTATTTGTGATCTTAGCATTTGTGCCTGGTGCCACTGTTGTTACCGTTCCGATTTTGATTGTTGCAGCGACTCCGTCTTTTCCGTCTGTTCCTTTCGGTCCGGGGTCTCCTTTAGGCCCGGGATCTCCTTTGGGGCCTTGAATACCCTGTCCGCCGCCGGAAACCGGAATGACAAAATCAAATACAGCATTTGTACTATTGCCGGAATTTGTCACCGAAGCGGAGGTACCTGTCGTCACTTCTCCGACTTTTATCGTTGCCGCTGCCCCGTCTTGTCCGTTCTTCCCGTCGGCACCCTTAGGACCCGGGTCACCCTTTGGTCCGGGGTCGCCCTTAGGACCTGGGTCACCTTTCGGACCTGCTCCGCTACCGCCGCTGCCCCCGTTTTCATATAGATATTCCAGATCATTCGCAATATAGTCTAAAATGCCGTCATTCCCCTTCGTGCAAAACGGCGTGTTTTTGCCAAACGCCCCGGGCTGTATGATGTTGTCATTCTCATCTCTTATTTCCGGGTGCTGAAATGTCTGCGGTTTCATTCGGATACCTCGGCTTTTTTAATCTCCAGCGTGACCGTGTCTCCGTAGTTAAGCTCGTCGGTCTCTTCTGGAGAATTTGTCTGTATCGTCAGCATTTCTCCAGTCTCTGGGTTGTGAAAGCTGAATGTCGTTAAAACTCCGTCGTTCTGCGGATATGACACTTTACCGTTGACACTGTAATTTCTTTTCATTGTTCTGCTCCTTTTTAATAATTTGTTACATTTACGAATAAAATGCATGTAGCTCTTAAAACACCGCCCGGTATGTGTATATCGCCACCGGGATTGAAAATTGCACCATCGGCCAACCAGTATGCTTTTATGCGGTTTGGGCTTAACCAGTTCAATTTTAATGAGCTATGAATCACAACCTGCGGTGTACTTTTCTGAAATTCGTGCATAGAGAACATAATCGCCGCCACTTTTGCACACGGAAAAGTCGTTTCCGGCATAACAGCCGCCAGTCCTGCTGCGTCGTTGGTTGATATCTCTGATTTAATATGGCTTCCGACAACACGGAGATACGGGGTTTTACTATTAAAAACAAGCTTTCTTGTTTCCGGATTCCAGATGAATAACCCCGCCCCCGATGTATCAGAATCAGCCTCCTCGGTAAATATATACAATGTAACGGCGTCGTGTACCTGTCCCGCCGTCATCGAAACGGACGCTGGAGCATGCACCTGAATGGTCATCTTTCCGCCGTTTACTTCGGCGGTAATGTAATATTGAAAATTGTCGCAATAGATTGCAGGAATATAATTCATATTAAAGTCTATTTCATATTCCCAGTATCTCCAGTTGCTTCCGTCTCCGCTCACCCCTGCCGGAGATGGCAGCTTATCTACTTTCAGCAACCGTAAATTTTTATACTTATTGTTGATAATAAGGTGACGATCTGCGTTGTAAATTTCCAGGAAATTAATAAGTGCCATAGTATATCCTCTGTTTATGTACGTGATCGAAATCCCCACGATACACCCAGTTAATTTGATTGCTTGACGTCGTTATCTGCATGGGTGCCGTATACTCTGCCGCTTCCGGCACAAAAAACACGAATAGCCGGTCATTATCTCGAATATCGATAGTTCGGCTTCCCGTCGGTGTGTCGACTGTAAAACTGCCGAGAATGCGGGTCAGTGAATCTGTGATATCAAGTATCAATCCTTTTTGCGGATGATAAATTTTTAATCCGATAGCCATCAGATGTTCACCCCTAACGCTATAACACGGAAATTGTTCTCATCAAAAATTTCAATCAGGTTGTCCTGAATTACCGTACGTGCTCCACTTGTCGCCGTCTCCAGCCTACCGATTCTTGCTGTTATTGCGGATAACGATGTAACTGCCAACTTATCCGCCGTTACGGCTTTTGCCGCAAGCATTCTTGATACAATAACGTTATTGTCAAAAACGGTCTGTCCGGTAACATGTAAATACTTTCCATTTATCGTCGTTGTCGTCGGTGACAAGTTGATCTGATTAATGACATCGCCTTTTTGCACCCTCAAATTGATGGCGTCTGTCATCTGTGCAATGGCGCTGTAATTTGCTTTTGCAAGCATAAGATTGCCGAGGTTTGAGACGATCGTTGTAACATCTTGTTTTGCGATTGCGCCGTCGTTGAGCTTTTGCTTAACTAACGCGTCTACTTTCGCAATGCTGACCGCCTCGTCTTCAAGCATATCCTTTGAGATAGATACTTTGACAACGACACGGCTTGCTTCGGATTTCTCGCCTTCGCCGAAGAAGTCATAATAAGCAATGGATACGTCATAGATACCCGCGCCACAAGTGTGACTGTAGCTGTTGTTTTCGGTCTTGATTGTCTTATGCCCGTCTGCGCCGCTGATGTAGATGTTCATCCCAGCGCAGTCTTTTGGAATTGCTTCAGCTGTCAGTCCGAAACCGCCGATTGTACTTGTAAGCACAGGCGGATTGGGCTTTTTCGGTACCTGCTTGTTATACTGTAGTATCGCCGGGGCGGAGTATTTGCCGATTGCGGACTTAGCATATAGATACAGTTTCCCGCTCCGTTCAGTCAGCGGCAGTATAGCGGACAAGTTATTCGTTCGTGCTAACAGTCTCGCCGTTTCAGCACCTGCGTTTTCATCTGTTCGGATCTCGTAAAAAGCGACGTCAGTATTTGTGACTTCTTTCCAGCTGGCGATACATGCTGTTCCAAAGTCTATTCCGAAGCCGTCGGGCGTGTTCGGGATTTCCGTCTTGAGCGCAACGAGGATCTTTAGCTGCGGAGATGTGTCCTGGCTTGTCGTTTCGCCCCATTCGTCTTTTGTGCATACGGCGATTAAGTAGGTATCGCCGACGATAGCCTGCGGTATGACGACTTGGTCTTTTCCGCTGCCGCCGAATGTCCATTCACCGTTAAATCCGAGTTCAGAGCCTTTCGTGCCCTCTTTGATAACGAGATCTTTTGCCTGTGTGTTACTTGTCTTGTACCACACATCACCCTGCAGATAACTCTGCAATTCAGGCGGCGTCCAGCTGACAACGATATCATAACGAGATACACCGTCCGCGAGCTGCCTGTATCGGTTATATGCTGTGATATTCGTGACGGGCGGGATGTAGTACGGAGCTAATGTGTACTCGTAAGCTTTGACTTCGGACAGATCCTGCTGACCTGCGCCGAAGATGTTGTATGAGCAGAATTTGAGGTAAATCTTCTTGCCGATGTCGTCTTTCGCGAACGGTACTTTGAATACTGAGTTATCAAGCCGGACAAAGTCTGTATCTTTTGCGTGCATTCTGACAGTCGTATTGCACTGCCCGCGGTACAATCCCGACAATAACCACAATCCGCTTGCTTGCAGATTGGCGTTGATATAGCTCATGCATTCGCCGTCTATCCAACACAATGTGTTCTTGCGCTGCGCGTCCTGCGGCGTACCGCTAAGCAGCTGATCATTGCACGTCACAAATACTTGATTGCCGGATGGGTGATTCGGCATCGGTGACAACGGCTGTGTTAATTTGCCGCATCGCGCGGATCCTGCAATTTGCCCGACTGTTCGATAGTTTGTGTTGTCGTCAGAGACGTATACAATACAGCCGCCCCAGCCATCTTCTTTACCTTTTGCAGCGATCCACAGCTCCAGTCCGTCGGCGGTAAGATCTGCAGGCGGTTGGAAAATAACGGGAATGGTGTCCGGAGCTGTTTTGTTGTAGTCAATATACGGCCTGTCGTTTGCATGTACGTTGTACTTTGCGGCAGGATAGTCTCCCGGCGCTCTTGATATCGCCGTTACCGTCAGACATCCGTCGGTGCCTTCGGTGATACCGTTGATGACTGCGACCTGCTCAAAGATCCCTGAATTTTCATCGGTTAGCCGCACTAAATCGCCAACTTCCAGCCGGCATAAACTCCAATCTAATTTAAACATGTACTGCGTTCTTTCGTACTTGTTGTTTCTTGCCAGTTGTTCAGCGATTTTAACCGCCCGCTCTTTCGTGTAGATATAGTGAGCGTTCGTTACGCTGGCAGCTCTTACACCGTAGTTTTTGATATCTTCCGTAAATTCATAGCTGACGGATTCTTTTTCGTAGCCGTTCGCGCGGTTGATAAACTCAACAGGGAATTGATTGTATATCGCGGAGCTGTCTTTTCGCTTATACGTTATAAGAGCCCCGCCGGATTGCGGCAGGAAATCATCCGCCGTCAGGTCTGTAATGCCTGTTTTATCCGGTGCCCAGCTGCCTACTGGTCTATCAGCCAGCGGTACAATCTTTAACTTGTCATTGCTCCAAAACACATACGCATTGGTCAATTTTGCGATTTCATTCACGACTTCCCGAGCGGCTTTCGCGTTCTCATCAGGCGGTGAGGAAATTAAAAGGTCGGCCTCTTTACAGTATTTTCTGTAGTTGTCCAGCCCGATGATCTGCATGTCCTTTTTACCGATTTTATCAAGTACGTATCGGATGTAGTCTGCCGGATTGACATCGATACCGTCGCCAGTTTCTAATAGCCTGCCTTTTACTTCAAAATTGTACGACGGCATTGAGCCCGAATCACCCAAATCAATAACTCCGGCCATGTATGCCAGTCCCGGGTACGGAAGTGCTTTTTCCGGGTGCTTTCCTTGCGTGTACGCCCACGGCTGCTGATTCTCTTTGCCGTCAAACAGCGTCAGTTGAATGTCGTCCGCCGGATAATTGTGTACATTTTTACCGATCCACACTTTTCCGATCCCAGAAATAGGACCCTCACAAAGTCCTAAAATGACCGCTACAGTGTAGGTGTAGGTTATGCTGACTTGCTTAGATTTGCCACCTTTCCCCGCTTTGTGCGTTTCTCGGTGTTCATGGGCGGTAAAATCGTCATAGTAGATTACATTTCCCGCAGTTCGTACAGTGCCAATGATTTCAGAAACGACGGCGCCGTATTCCGCAGTATTGACAGTAAATTCACTTATTTTATTTGCCCGCGTTGTCGTTGTTTTTCCGCGAAAAAAGCTCATCGTCTCACCTTCTTCTTGTTAAATCGGTAAATTCCACGCAAGCGGCTCCTGCCTTTTGCGTCGTAAAACATTACATCAGAAATGTCTGCCATGACCACGCCTCGATCTATATAAGCGTGTATAACGCGCCCTTTGCCGACATAGACGGCACCGTGAGATATGCATCGTCCAAATTGATACAGCAGAAAATCCCCGGGCTGCATGTCCTCTACTTCGTCACAATACTTCTGTACATAATTCAAGAACCATTCTTCGCTGTGATGCAGGTGCCACTCATTGCTGTATGGTTCGATTTGTATACCGTCTTTTTTTAGTAGTCCGGCATCTTCCACGCAGCCTATTAAGAGCATGCCGCAGTCTACTCCGCGGCCTTTTACCTTTGCGCCGTTGATATGCGGTGTGCCTAGCCACGCTGCAGCAGCTTTCGCTATTTTCTCGCCGGATGTCATAAGAGCACCTCTCTTCTCGGTACGAACGGCGCAATCAGCGTCGCGGCGTCGGTTTCTTTACTGTAAATAACGCCGTCAGCATTCGTCGTGTAGCTTCCCTGCGGGTAGTACCTGCGTACTGGAAACTCCATGTTCAGTCCCTGTGTTTCAGCTTTGACAGACAGTTCAATCTTGATACCTCCCGCAGATTTGACCTCAACATTTCCGCCGAACAGGTCAATTGCGCCGACAACTGATTGATCGCGGAAGAAGCATCTCCGGAGGTACAATTTAGCTCTATCCAGCGCCCCATTATGAGCTGCCTGCAAAAACGGCAATCCTTCCAGTTTGTCATTGATATCGGCTTGTACTGTAACGGTCATTGTATCAACTACAACGCAATCGTGGATCTTGACTTGCTGCCGTTTAATCAAAAGTGCGTTATGCAAGTACAAATTGCCGCTAAAAGAAATATCCATGTCGGTGTCCGCATAATAATATTTATTGCCATTAAATAAGACAAGCTCATACAAGTCACACGATGTTATGTTCTTTTCCGTTTCTAAGTATGTTTTTAACGATTCATTCACTGTTTTCATCGTACAGTCACCATTTTAAATGTCTTCGACTTGTTAAAATCAACAAAAATGTTCTCTGTTTCTATGCCGTCATCAGCAAGCATAACTTTCCAGTAATACGTGTAATCCGAGGTTATTTTAGCGGTATTTGACGGAGCAGTTTTGAATTTCACTGTCCCGCCGGTAACTGTATATGCGTCGCTTGCTTGTTTCACGCCGTCTACATATACCGTCACTTTTTCGATATACTCGACCGGCTCTACATAGTCGCCCATTTTCATGACCGCCTGATAAATTCCATTTGCGATCAGTGGCAGCTGTATTCCTTTTTCTTCATAGTCTTCCGGGTCGAGCCACAAAAAAGGAGTATGAGCGCCCTTTAAGAGCGCCGCAAACCCCATTAATTTTCTTGCTTCTGCGTTGGTCAGCTCGATAAGTTTCGCCGTAATAGTCCATTCGGGATACAATTGATTTGTCAGTGTGCGGACTTTCCCGCTTCCCGATTTCTGTACTTGCGTGTTCCACTTTTGCGTTTTAGTACTTGAGTATGCTAACTTCCGCAATTCCGGGAATTTTTTAATTATCATCCGAATACCCCGCTCTCTGACGCAAAACCTTGCGAATCGTCAAAAAGAAACTGCTTTATCTTATCGCCGTAGCTCTCACGCAGTAAATCGAAAAAGTTTGCCGGATCCAGAGCGCTGACATTGAAATTAACCTGATTATGCGTTGTTTGTACGTGTTCTTGCTTATCATCTATCCCCAGCAAGTCCGAGAAAATGCCTTTTCTAAGCGGGATAACAGCTTCATCATTTTTTCCCTCGCCCATCAGTGCAAACGTCGGAGCTGTAATGATGCCGCCTGATGCGAACGCGCTAAATCCCATTGCAGATGTCATTGCTGTCGGAACCGCAGCAGCGGCGCGTACGGCTGATCCGGGATGGGCTGTTTCGTAAGCAGTGGCAAGCGCTATGGCCGTAGGCAGTTCCGCCGCTATTTGTGCTTTTTTAGCAAGAGCATCTTTCGTTCCGAGTGCTTTCGATAACGCAGACGCCGCCAGCCGTTTCACTTGCCACTGGATAAACATCTGTATAATCTGTTTCGCAATATTCCCAAAAACCGCTGCTAAATTTTTGCCATTGACTATAGCATCTGCTATGCCACTCGCCAAGCTGTCTTTCAGCACATTTCCGGCATCTATCGCAAAATCCATATACGTCTGTTCCGCTTCCATTCTCCAGTCGTTATACGCCTGCATCATTTCCTGTCTTGTGTTGTTCTCGGCCATCTCCGTCTCCAACTGCGTCATTCTGGCTTCGTCTTCTGCAGAAAGCCGGCCTTGGAACATTTCAAAAAGAAGAGCATTATGTTCTTCTTCTATCTGTCTCATTTCTTGATTATATTTTTGCAATGCGTCTTTTTGCTGTGATAGAGCGTTGTTTTTTATCGACAGTGCCTCATCTTCTGTTTTTTTAAGCAATTCAAGCCGTTCTTCTTCCGTTTTACGGATGATGTCTGCTGCTTTCTCATTTCCGGCTTCTTCGGCTTGTATTCTCGCCGATTTAGCGTCTTCATATGCTTGCCGTACTTTATCTACCTGCTCATCAACTCTCCCAAAAAGAGTGAAGTCGTTGGTTCCTTTAATAGAGTTCCAGATGCTCTCGAATTGCTCTGCTTTTTTCGTAGCATCGTCAAATAGCGCAAGATAATTTCGCGCATCTTCAGCCGATGTATCTCTCTCCTTTTTTTCTGCTTTACCTTTTCCACCACTAGATCCGCCGCCGCCACCTCCTCCGCCACCGCTAAAGTCAATCTGCGAGTTGGCAAGAGACTGTGCGACTTTATCCGCTTCTTCCTGTGCTTTTCTTTGCGCTTCTGCTATCTTTGCTTCTTGTTCAGCCTTTATAGCTTCTGCCTGGGCGTCGATAGCAGCTTGGTTTTCGGCAGCTAATTGTGCGTTTTCTTCATCCGATTTATACGGATTTTGACCTTTGATAAAGACTTCATCTGTTTCTTCACTATAGTCAAACTCTCCGCCGGCGCTCCAGTTATCATATTTCTTGTATGCGCCATAAGCCACGGCTCCTACTGCCGCCACCGTGCCCGCGATAGACGCGACATACACCATGGCGGCAGCAGCTCCGCCCGCTGCTATTTTCAGTGCCGTATATGCCCCTGCAATCCCGTTTATCGCACCGATGAGAGGCCCCGCCAAGGCCATCACTCCGCGTATACCAATAGAAACCGCAGACATCCCTGCCGCCACTTCAAGCGCGACTACCGCTGCGTGTTTCGCTTCCGGTGATAAATTCGTGAACCATTCTGTCGCGTCTCTTAGTCCGTTTGACATTGCCTGCAATTGCGGAAGCATCTCCGCCCCGATTGAAACGGCCAGCCCTTTTAATGCCATTTTTGATCTATTCACTTCAAACGTCGCGTCTTCAAACGCCTGTGTCGTCTCATGCGAGAGTACAAGCCCTGATTTTTCCGCCGTCTCATATACCGACTGAAACTGGTCTCTTGTCAGATTAAGTAGGTCGTTGAGTTTAGCCCCTGAGCGCCCAAATATCTCCATTTCCATTGCGGTTTTCTCTACGCCATTAGCCATAGATCTATGCTTTTCTGTGACGTTCTCTAAGATTTGCTCTGCGGAAAGCAAATGCCCGTTGGTGTCTAATATTTGAATTCCGAATTTTGTAAAAACATCATTGCTCACACTCCCGGAAGCCGACGCTTTTTCTATAGCTTCTGCCGCGGTGAATGCGGTTTTTGACATTTTAGCCATAGCCCCCGACATTTCATCCGTAGCCAGCCCCACGTATTCACCTACAGCCAGCAGACGGCTTGCGCTTTCTCCAGTCATGTTGGTCTTATCTTCCAGATCATTGACAGCCGCCGCCCATTCTTTGGCGGAGTTGACCGGAAGCGCTATGGCGCTTATAGACAGAAGTTCCGCTTTGATACTGTTGATCTTATTCACTGTTGACTGTATCAGTCCTTCGGATTCTTTCAGTCCTTTTCTTAGTCCCGATGTATCCGCTCCCAGTCTGGCAACCAGCGTGCCTACAGTTCCCATTATGCGCCTCCTTTCTTTGCAATTTTCTCTGCAAATTTCATATAGTGTTTCTTTTCGGACAGTAGTTCGTTTTTACTCTTTTCCTTTTTATGCATAAGCGGTCTCGCTATTTTTTCCGGTGATAAGTTGCTGCTTTTACGCAGATGCGGCGCAATGATCCAATACACAAAATATGCCGTACGCAAATTTAAATCGTCACAACGTAGACGATACCCGTCAAACATAGCTTCTATTTCGTGTACCTGCATCTTAACCAATTCACTCGGTTTTATTTTCAGCAGTCCATATGCTGGAACTTCTACCGCTTCCAGCCATTTCCGCGCCGATATGACCTGCGTTCTGTTTGAATTACTGTCCTTTTTTCGTTTTTTGGGCGGCCAAATATCCCAGATTCTACAATTGCTCTCGCTATCGGTATGGCATAACTCCCTATTCCGATTCCCTTTTCAAGCCCCTGTTCCATAAGTTCATCGATTTTTACTTCTTTTCCTGCGTTTTTAGCGCAATCCGCGTAGGCAATCGGTAAGATCGTGTAAATCATCTTTAACGTATACTGTCCGTTAATCAACTTGCCCCAGATGTCGACGATCGACTCTCCTCCCATCATCTCTTCTACTATGATCAAGTCTCCGACGCTGAGCGTCAAATAATCGTTATCGTCTCCAAATAACGGAAACGGTACTGTCTTTTTCATCATCTTCTCCTTTCAAAGAAAATGACCGCCGGAAATGACGGTCACTTGATTACGGCACTTTAGGTACTTTCGTCAGCGGTCCATTACCGTTGATTGTACAGCTTAGCGTAGCTGTATCGTCGTGCGGCGTTTCTATGCTGAAATCGGTAACAGATCCCCATCCAGTGAACGCAGATCCGTCCGGGTAAATGAATTTACAGTTGACCTCTTTCCCGGTCTCGAATGCCAGCGCCAATGCTTCTGCGCCCTCATCGTCAATAATGACAACGCTCTCCGCTTCCATTGACCATGATCTCAATCCAGCTTTTGTAACTTTCCATCCTCCAGTGGTTTTATCTGAAGCATCAATTTCATCGGCACTTCTTTTTAAAGATGTGCTTCTCTGCCCGCCAACATTTTTCCACACTGGTACTGCGACTGTTCCTGTGTTGACTGCCAGTAAAAATTCCTTACCCAAAGATGCCGATGCCTTATTCGGATTTTCCGGTAATTTTGTAATTGCCATTTTATTCCTCCATGTTCTGTACTTTAAAAATAAATGTGATGGTTCCGTGATACCCGTGATCTTCTTCCGCGTAGGATTCAAAGAAATCTACATCAGTTCCCATTACCCGAAATCCGTCTCCTACGTCATTAAACGGAGCGGCTTGTATCAATGTGATAATGTCATTTGCGATAGAGTTGACTTCTTTTCTTCCTGAATAGTCCGACCAGATATCAAGAGAGATAGATGCGTCACATATGTCGTTGATTTTTGTTCCCGTGTCTTTACACGTAAAAAGCCCCATCGTAATGTACGGGGCTTTAGCTTCTACAGTTACATCATCATAGACAGGAATGTCCTGATGCTCTGTGAGCCTTTTGTATAACGCCTTAGCTAATGCGTTAAGTGGTATCCTTTTCATTTCATTTTATCTACCCCCTGCTTAACAATGTTTTTGACCGATTCCAGATATTCGGGGCGTTCCTGCATATACGACGGTAGCATGAATGGTTTTTTCTTTGCCCCTGGATGCATGATTTTACCTGAAACCGGATGCCCATTAATTACCATTATTTTTCGTTTTGCACCTTTATCCAGGCTGTGCGGTTTTGTTCCGTATTCTACAAGATGAGAATGCGGCGCGGCGCTTATGACGCGCCCGCCCAATTTGCCTTTTGCGAATTTAGCACGTTTCACTTTGATCCTTGATTTGATATCCAGCTTGCGTCCCGATGAATTGACTCTCGGACCCCGACTTGATACTCTTGCCATCGCTCCACGTTTGATGTTTCGCAAACTCTTGTTAATGGTCTTTTCTAACTGAGCTTGAACGTGTCCATCGAACATCCAGTAATTTGCCACAACCGCTTTAGCCTCTTTGACGTCAATCTCTATGTCTCCCATGTTATTTTCTCTTCATGATTTCTCTTACTTGCATAACCGTCGCATAGTCATAGCCGTCATAAGCATGCAAGACTTCATACTCTTTTCCTTCACATGCTAATTTTGCCCCGGTTAATTCGTCTTTCAACCGCCGGATAACAACTTCATAAATGAGTTCCGAAGACGGCGCCGCTTGTATAATTTCCGATGATGCTCTCGGTACTTTGATGCTGCCCCATACTGTGTGTTTGACAATCCACTTTCTTGTTCGCCCGCCTTGTTCGTCCGGTATATCTACCGGTAGCATGATCCGGATACGCTTATTGAGCTTCCCGATATTCATACTTTACGCTCCGGTTTTCTTTGTGCGCCTGACAGTCTTTCTCGTTGTCTTTGGTCTTTCCTTTGGGGTTTCCTCCGGCTCTTCATCTTCCTGATCTACTTCTTCATTCTGATTGTCCGCAGGATCATCTTCCGCGTCTTCATCCTGTTCAAGTACTTCTACATATCCGCCGGAAATGTAGGCAGTTAATTCTTCCGCTGTTCCGTCGTACGTCTCGCCGACATCGACGATTGTTCCGTTTATGATAATTTTCTCCAGTGCTTTTATCAGCATGTCATTCACCTCTCGTTTCTAATTGCAGTAGTTGTGCAGTAATTGTGAACGGTAATTCTGCCCCTTGACCTACCACATTTCTGTTTTCGTACCAGTACCCTACGATCATATGCATACAAAGGATAGATTGGGCGTCAGTCTCTTTGACTTCGACGCCCGTCCCCTGCAAAATAAACGCTTTGGCTGTATCAATGAGTGTCCGGATGACCTCATCTTCCTGGTTTCCGTCAACTCGGAGATACGCTTTAACGCCATCCAGAATGCTCATAATACCTCCTTATGCAAGCGTCAGCTCGCCATATACTGCTGCGGCACTGTCAAACGCTTTAACGTCAAGCCTTGTAATTGCCTTGATATCGTAAGAATCGCGAATAAATGAGTTCCCGCCGATACCTGTGCCTTCGAGTGTAATAAGCTGGCGGTCAAAGAGTACGATTGCATCCGCCAGAGACCCGACAATAATCGGCGCCACTTTCTTCGGAGATGTCGCACTCGGCAGGTACTTATTGCTGACAACGGTAACCGGATGAGCAAACAACAGTTTCTGTGTCGGATTGAGCGGATTCGGCTGAAGCAGGTAGCGCCCTTCGGAGTCTTTCAACTTGTCTAAGAAATTAAACCCGTCCTGATTGGTAACGATACCGGACGTCAAAGAAATCGCCGGGTCAAGATCCACATTCAGAATGTCTTTCAAGCTGTCTACATTAGCAACAGGTTTCTTTGCCAGCGTTTTCATGATTGCGATGATCAAGCTATTTCTTGTGACCACATCTTTCTTAGCAAACCACGCACTCACATAAGAAATGAGATTCTGGTCTGTGTCAGACAACATCTCTTTTGAAATCGGAAGAATGCCTGCATATTTTTTGATCGCGTATGCGATTTTTTCAAATTTCGGACCGTCGATTTCTTTGATTGTTGCCATTTCATCAACGCTTTCAAGTGGCGTCATTTCTGCCCATTTTTCCATGACGCGTGACCCCGTCATAGTGGTTGTGGGCGTAATCGTGACAAGCTGGTCCAGCGGATTTAACGCTCTCTTGAGTTCGTTGATTTTAGTTGAGATGTCTTGCGGAACGATAAGCCCGCCGTCGGCGTCTACCCCTGCTTTCATACCGGCTCTTGCTTCTTTCAGTACTTCGGCTTCCGCGTCCGTCGGCATCTGGCGCTTAATCTCTTTCACAAGCCCGCTGAACATAAGATCTCTTTTTTCTTCGTCGGTGATTTCTGCCGCGCGTGCCGCCGGGGGAACCGTTGCCGGAACATCTGCCAGCGTTTGTTCAATCTCCAGCTGCCTTTTGAGTTCTCTTAATTCAGCTGTTTTACTTTCCGCTTCGTCAAGTTTTTTATCTGCCATTAACGCGCGGATTTCTTCGGTTACTTTCGCCATTCTCTGGCGCAATTCTCTTTCTTTTTCTGTCATTTCTTCTTCCTCCATTTAAAAAGCCGCCGTTCGGCGGCAATTATTGATTTAACAATTCCAGCTCTATATTGAGCTTTCGTTTTCTAATGTTTTCTTGCTCTTCTTTCAAAGAATTAACGTATGCTTCTTTCGATTCCTGCATTGACCGCTGTACAGCCTGCGCTTCGGTGTCCGGGTATGCCGGCGTCGTGACAATCGATACATCCCATAGCCTCTCAATATGCTTGACTGCCCGATGGTACATGTCTTTCTCGCTTTCATATGACCAGTCGGCGCCGCTTTCCGCCAACGTGAATGCAAAAGAACACTGATTGACAACGCCAGCTGCCATATTCGTCATTAAATCCTTAGCATACGCCGTATCGGTCGGAATCAAGCTGAACCGCAGCCCGGTGTCGTCTACCGACAGACTTAGATGCCCGGGTCCCTCGCGAACGGTATTTCTTGCCAGCGGATAGTTCGGATCGTGATTAATCAGCGCTACGACGTTAGACATGTCCGTTTTATCCAGACACCCGCGCTCTAAGATTTCATCAACGCCGCCGAAGTCTTCTGACCGTTTCCCAAACTTGAGAGCATACCCCTCCAAGATGATAGTTTTACCATCTTCCAGCGTCCTAATCTCAAACTGCGTCTGATTGATTCTTCTTTCCCTTTTCCCCATTATCATCACCTCCTTTCAGTGTTCCGTTCTTCGCTTTTGCTAATTGCAAATCTTTCAGAATGGTAATATCTGTATAATTCAGCGATGCAAGATGGATATCCCCTACATCGCCTATACATTCCATTTCTTCCATATCGCGGATCTCATTAAGCGTATAAATGCCGGCATAGAGCATGTCTTTGTAGTATTCAGCCCTTGCTTTACTGTCGCCTCTGAGTTCAGCCGCGGCGTTGAATTTCACATAATAGTTTTCTCTTTCTGGTTCAGTAAACAGTTTATAGTTGATTTCCTGTTCCCATGATGTAAAGATCGGAAGAAGCGTTGTTTTGATGTAGTCAAGGCTCATTGCTTCGGCGTTAGCGTACGTTGCACGATCCAGCTGCGCCAGCTTATGCGGTGGGATTCTGTACACCTTTGCAACTTCGTTAATCCCGAATTTCTGTGTTTCAATGAACTGCGCCTGATCAAGTTGCATACCCAGCGACTTATACTCCATTCCCAGGTCGAGAACTGCTACTCGTCCGGCATTATCTATCCCACCGTTGATTTTTTCCCATTCCTGACGGAGTTTCTTTTTTGCTTCCGGATTGATTTTTGATGCTGCCTGCAGTACGCCATGCGTCAGTGTGCCATTTTTGTAAAACTGGCTTTGAAATTTCTTGATTGCATTTTGACTGTCCAGCTCGTCAATCAGCGTCCGCCATTTCGGCACGCCGATGAGCCCGTCTTTTGACATTTCGTAAAAATGCAAAACGTCATGCGGCTGCAGATTGTACATCGCGCCTTTTGCATCGCTTGTCGTATATGTCAGCGTTCCAGTGACCACGTTTAATCGGATCGTCGTTTTTGTCGGGTCAAGCGGCCATAATGACTTCGGATACCCGTCTGTCCCCCATTCTATATAAGCGATAGCGTTTCCGTAAAATCCCATGTGATATTGCAGCGTTCGTTTGAACGCAAGCGGTGTCATAAGCGGATTCGGTCGTTTATACAGCAGTTTAGCGACAGGATGTTTCATCCCTTCCGTCTTTTTCCCGCCGGTCCTGAACGTGTGGATCGGCAGTTTGCCGATGTCGTCGGCTAAAATGTTGACGCACGTATAAATGTTGCTGTTTTTACTTGCCGTTGCTGCCGTTACGCCGTCACTGTTAATGGCGGATATGAGCCAGTCCGCGGGGCTAAGAAGTGTACCGGAGTCCGTCGGGTTTGAGAAAAGCTGTCTTAAAAGCATTATTTACCACCGCCTTTCTGTGCTTTTGCAAAGATAAACGCCAAAAGCAGACACTCTATAGCCGCGGTATATACTGCGACTACCGGAGATATCAATACGCCGCCGGCAATCATCAGAATGCACCCGACGAACAGAAAAATATCATCAATCACGTACAGTATCTTTTTCACATGTCCTCCTTATAAGCTGAAATCGTCACTCAAAATATAGTCACTCATATCATCTTCTTCCGTAATCCGCGCACGCGTAAATGCATTGATTACTGATGCTATCGGGTCAATTCTGTTTGTTGATTTTTCTTTGTCAAGCATGATATTTTCGTTCTGGTCTTTTTTCGTGACCGCGTTACTGATCGCCCAATCGAGTAGCGGATTTTCAAAATGTAAAATGTTTCCCTGATACGCATTTTCTCTAAATGATTTTGTCGGTTCGGATAGTGTCATCATGCCCTGTCTGACTTCTACACACGTATATTCCATTTTTTCAAGTTCCTGCGCATAGTAAGTCGCATTATATGGGTCATAGCAGATTTCTTTGATGTTCAGCCCTAACTCTTCTGCTGTTTCTATCATCCATTTCGTCATGTAGCGATAATCGACTACCTCTCCTGGATTGATTGTCAGCCAGCCGCCGCGGGCATAGTAATCATACGGCACTCTGTCTGTTTTTATTTTTCGCTGCAGCGTTTCTTCCGGAATGAAGCTGTGACCGATCACGATGTACTTCGTCCCGCCATCCTTTTTGGCCGGAACAACCAGTCCGATTGACGTCAAATCGACTTTGCTTGATAAGTCCATCCCGACATATGCGTCCAGTCCGTACAAGTCGTAACTTTCTATCCGTCCTCTTGTGTTCCATTTCCCCATGTCCATATAGGATGTTTCAGATTGCTGGTTCCATATGTTCATGTTTTTTGTGAGAAATGATGACATTTTTTCCGGTGTCTCAATCGCCACTTTCAGTGCACTCCTTATATTTGCTATACCTTCCGGATACGTTGCTACGATCGGATTTGCTTTTATCCAGCATTTTTCATTTTTAACATCGTCAATCAGGTTTCCATCCTTATCTTTATCCAGTTCATTAACCATACAGAAATAATCCAGTACATCATAATCGACGTCCGGATTGAGGATCTTTTCTACCAATGGATATTCTACTCTGTAACACGGTCCTCCGAAGTTCGTCCCCGCGGTAGTGATGATAAACAACAGCGGCTGTTTTCTTGCCATCATGCCTGTATCGATAACATCTAATATTTCTGATGTCGGATGTGCATGATACTCGTCAATCAGCCCGCACTGCGGATTGAGACCGTCTCCGGTCTTTCCGTCATCTTTTGACAGCGCCCGGATAATCGAATCACTTTTCAGATGTCGGATGGTACCATAACTTTCTTTCCACTTTCCTTTCATCTCCGGCCATCGCCTAAGCATTGCCAAGATCTCATTGTAGATGATTTTAGACTGGATGCTTTTCGTCGCCCCGATGTAGACTTCTGACATCGGCTCCCCCAGGGCCATCATTTCATAATCACCGACTATGGCGAGTGATTGTGATTTCGCATTTTTCCTCCCAACCTGCCAATACGCTTTTTTAAAACGCCGGAGCCCTGTATCTTTATTGACCCAGCCGTAGATATTTCCGAAAATAAACCGCCGGATAGGCTCGAATATAATAGGCTGCCCGGCTAAAATTCCTTTTGTGTGCCTATGCATGGCTGCCCACGCGAAGAATCGTTCCGCTCTTTCTCCATCAAAGACATACGGAAATTTCTTTGTACCCGCCATTTCTATATCCCGCAAAAAACGCATACACGCCCAACGATGCTTCTGGCATATATGCGTTTTGTCTTTTATACATTTCTTGCTGTACCTGATCAGTTTTTGTTTCAGCGTCATACATCAAAACCCCTTTTACTTAGCGTGTCTTCATCTTTCTTTTCTGGCTCTTTCGGTACATTTTTTACTTTCGCAAGTGGAGATAAGAATAATCTATCTTCCATTTGCACCAATGCCGACATTTTTGCGTTGATCGCTTTATCCATCGCCATAATGCCACCGGTAGATAAAATGTACTCTATCTTCTCGTAGAGCTTTGCGGCTTTTCGTTGACTGTATTCTGCTTCAAGAATTTCCTGTGTTGCAGTCGTTTCTTCACCTGTTAATTCTATTCGAGCAATCTTGTCCCGGCGTTCTATTAAATCTATATACTGCGCAAACGCCATGCAGTACCTCGCAATCACTCCGATGTCCGCCGATGAAACGAATTTGAAACCGGTGTAAAGTTTCTTGATTTCTTTCCATTTTTTGTATGCTTCTTTATTCGTTTTTACATAAACCGGGCATACTAATTTCTGTTCTCCGAGATGTATTTCTGATTTTTTTCTGTGTTCAATTTCCGCCTTCGTTAGGTGACTTGGATTGCCTGAAACTATATGCAAATCAATGGGTTTTGCTGGACGCCCGGCCATGTTATCCCTCCTTTCTTTTTAATGTTGCTATTTGCGCATAATTGACATTTCAATGCATGAGTTTAATGTAAGGTCCATTTCCCGAATTTTTTTTACAAAAGAGGAGGCGCACGGTACTGTCACATCCGGTCAAAACATTTTTGACCAGGGGGTGGTCTGTCAAGCTTTAATTTTATTCCCGAATCCGCCGTTTTCTCTCGCTGTTTTCTTGTCGTGGCATCTCTTGTTCATCGCCTGCCAGTTATTCTCATCCCAGAACAAATTCTGATTTCCTCTGTGCGGAATAATATGGTCAACTACATTAGCTGGCAGCGGATGCCCTGATGCTTTGCACTCTGGACACTCACAGACAGGATGCTGCGCCAGAAATACTTTGCGCGCCTTCGTCCACTTGTAATTGTATCCTCGTTTAGTCGGTGACTCCCGCTCAAACTCTTTCGGATTTCTTATGTGCAATTGTTTATGTTTATCACAATAGGTTTCTCTTGTTAATGCGTGGCATCCTGGATGTCCGCATTCTCGCAATGCTCTTCTCATATCTCTCCTTTCAATCAGTCAGTACCGCCGGAAAGCATAGTAAATGCAAAAGCCGCCCATTTCTGAGCGGCTACATGGCTTTGCAGTTCTTCTATTCAATTTTCGCATCTTAATCTTATCACACCTTACTCTGTCTTTTTTGGTCTTTTTGGCTTTTTTGGCATTTTTTTATTATATTTTGATTAAATCTTTCCATAAACCCGCTCCATTCCCGCACGTGTCACCAACCAGATATGCCCTGACTTGCGGCATTCTTCCGCAGTAAACCTCGATGGATACCCTCTTTGTCCAGAGCATGCCTGTTTGACTGTGACAACAGGTATGTTCCATAACGCCGCCGCTTCCGCGGTCGTCATAACCTCTTCAATTATTTTGACATTCTCCATCCTACATATCCTCCGATAACTAAACCGCTTATCAAACATTCAATACCATGCTTGTCTAAGTCTATAAAATATAGACCCATAGTAGCAGCTATAGCAAATACAATATCATATGTTTTCATTTTCTCTACCTCCTGTGATATAATACAGGTAGTAGAGGGCTTGCGCCCTCCTACCCGTTGCCCTTCTTATCGGTTTCGTTTACGCCGTTTCCGATTTGAGGGCTTTTGCTTTGTGGCTTTCACCGCCCATATTTGGACGATTACGCTAATCACGATTGTAATTAGCCATTGCCAGTCTTGCTTTTCTTATGTATTGTCAAGCATTTTTATGTTTTTTTATTGAAAAAATCCACCTTTCGATGGATTTCTTTTTTTATTTATTGTCAATATGTATCTTTCTTTTCAGTTTTTGAAATTCTATAGTAATCAAACATTTGTGACACACTCTTAGAAAATAGTTTTAAGCCGAAC